AAAAAGCTGAGATGGTCACTACTGGTCAGCTCTTACTTGTTGCTAAAGAACGTACTCTTCACTATCGTCCTATATATTCTGCCGTAGAGTTTGACTATAAAAAGTTAAACTCTGAAGAGGCAAAGACATTCTTTGAAATAATTTCTAGTAGAAAATTACTTTCTTTCAAAGAATTTGTACTTCCTGAATATAAATAAAGTTGTATAACCATGGTGGTTGTACCAGTAGATGCCAGAAATGGGTCTGCTGAACATATATAAAACTCGCTTAAAAAGGAGAAACGAAAATGAAAATAAGTACAACGTATAGGCCATTTGGCATTGGGTTCGATCAGCTCTTTCAAGAGTTTGATTCAATTAACAAAGAAAATTCGAATGTTTATCCACCACACAACGTGGTTAAACTCGACGAAGATCAGTATGTCATTGAGTTAGCAGTCGCTGGATTCGCTGAGTCGGAACTCGACATCGAAACTGTAGAAAATTCGCTAGTGATCACTGGTGAAAAGTCTGAAAAAGACGAAAGAGAGTATGCCCACAAGGGTATTAGCGCACGTAAATTTACTCGGCGCTTCACGTTGGCAGAGCATGTTGTCGTGAGTGGTGCTTCTCTACAAAATGGAATCCTATCAGTCTCGCTTGAGAAACAGGTTCCAGAAGAGAAGAAACCTCGCAAAATTGTAATAAACAAATAAATAAATAAAAATTAATACATAAAATTAAACCGGCAAAGATTGTTGTTTACATCTTTGCCGGTTTATGTTATAATGCTCTTACATGATTAATGGATTCTATACTTGCATCGAACGAAAGATGAATACTCTCCTGTACAGGGGATATGACGAAGACGGACAAAAGATTTATACAACATACAGGTTTCGTCCTGTAATGTATCTCGAAAGTAAGGATAGCAATGCAAAGTGGCGGTCTCTCGACGGGTTGCCTCTCGAACCAATGCGGTTTGAGAGCATGTCTGATTGCCGTGCGTTTATTAAGAGCTATGAAGGAATCGATAACTTTAAAATTTATGGAAATGATCGTCATATACCTGCTTTTATTCAGGCAGAATTTCCAAATGAAATTAAGTATAACCCTAAAAAGGTTGATGTCGTGTCTCTTGACATTGAGTGTAAGTCTGATAATGGTTTCCCAGAGCCATCGGTAGCCGATCAAGAAATAACCGCGATTGGCCTCAAGAGCAGTCGGCTCGATCACTATATTGTTTGGGGCTTAAAGAGCTATGACCCTTCGCAGTCAAGCGTCCCTCATTTGAAAAAACAATTTAGACAATTTGATAGCGAATCTGAATTGTTGACAGATTTTTTATCTTGGTGGTCAGACACACTAAACACACCAGACGTTATTACTGGTTGGAACATTCGTTTGTTTGATATTCCATATCTCGTCAATCGCATCTCTCGTGTACTTGGTCAAGACTCTGCAAAAAAGATGTCGCCATGGAATTTTGTTGAACAAAAGTCTGTAATGATTAAAGGTAAAGAGAATTTCTTATACAACCTATATGGAATTCAGCAACTAGACTATCTTGACCTCTTTAAAAAGTTTGCAGCAAATACCTATGGCGCCCAAGAGTCTTATCGTCTTGATTTTATTGCTGAAGTTGTACTTGGGCAAAACAAGATTGATTATAGTGAATATGGCACACTCACAGAACTTTATGAACGTGACTATCAAAAATTTATTGACTATAACATTGTTGACATTGAACTTATTGAACGTTTAGAAGCCAAACTCGGTCTTATCAACCTTGTGTTTACACTTGCATATTTTGGCGGCGTAAACTATGGAGATACATTAGGGACTGTTGCAATTTGGGACAGCATTATTTTTCGAAAACTTGCAACTCGAAAGATTGCGATTCCGCCAAACTCTCGATCATTTAAAACAGACTATGCTGGTGGATTTGTTAAAGACCCACAGGTCGGTCGTCACCAATGGGTTATGAGTTTTGACCTTAATAGTCTCTATCCCAATCTTATTATTCAATATAATATGAGTCCTGAAACAATTGTGCCTCATATGAAAGTGGCATCATTGCAGAATGGTGGAGAAGACAAGATTTTAAACTCTGAACAAACATGGGCGCCAGAAGACAATCTTGCAGTTGCTGCAAATGGCGCATGCTTTCGTCGTGATAAACAAGGCATCCTTCCAGAAATTATTGAAGAATTATACAACCAACGTGTTGCAGTCAAACGACAAATGCTTGACTATGAGAAGGAAGCAGAGCTTACTGATAAAAAGACTGCGCGATATCATACACTTCAAATTGAAATTGATCGAGCGAGCAATCGGCAAATGTGTTTAAAGATTCTTCTTAATAGTTTGTATGGCGCAGCGGCAAACCAATATTTCAGATACTTTAATCTTGATATTGCAGAAGGTATCACATTATCTGGTCAACTTGCAATTCATACTGCAGAAAATGCAGTAAATGAGTATTTGGCGAAGGCTCTTGCTGATAGCATTCCAAAGGATCGTATTGTAGCATCAGACACAGATTCAATCTATATCAACTTATCAGATGTTGTACAAAAATGTAATCCAAAAGACCCTCATGCATTTTTAATTAAATTTGGTAAAGAGGCTCTTGAACCAGTAATTCAAACAGCTTATGAAAACTTGTCACGTAAGACAAACTCTTATAAAAACACAATGGTAATGAAAGTAGAAAAGATTAGTAGTGTTGCTATCTTTACTGCCAAAAAACGATATATCCTAAACGTTCTTAGTAGCGAAGGCGTGCAGTATACAGAACCAAAAATTGTTATGAAAGGCATTGAGGCTATTAAAAGCAGTACTCCTAAAATTTGTCGCGAAGAGTTTAAAAAGATTTTTAAGATTTTAGTTACTGGTTCAGAGTCTGATATTCAATCAGAAGTTTCAAAGTTTCGTGATGTGTTTGACCATTATCCAATTGAAAAGATGGCATTTCCTAGGGGAGTGTCTGATATCAATAAATGGATGCAAAAAGTTGGCGTAAATGGTGTAAAAGTTCCATATAAGAGTGGCACACCAATTAACAGTCGTGCAGCAATTATGTACAACTCGTTGTTAAAACAACATGGCCTGACCCAACAATATCATCTTATTAAAGGTGGTGACAAGATTAAATACATCTATCTTAAAAAGGGTAATCCAACCGGTGAAAACGTTATTGGATTTATTGATACTTTGCCAACAGAATTTGAATTAGAAGGTTGGGTGGATCGTGACTTGCTTTTTGAAAAAACATTTTCTGATCCGCTACAACTGGTGCTTGATGCAGTTCATTGGAAAGCAATTCCAGTTGCAAGTCTTGAAGATTTTTTTAATTGAAACAAATATATACAATACAAACATTATGAGTACAAATTGGGTAAAAGACATATATGATATGCATGCAAAGTATGGCGTACATGCCGCAGTTGAAAATTTTGATGCAAATAAACTAAGACAGTTTTTAAACTTTCGTTTGGGTTTTCTTGAAGAAGAGCTTAATGAAACTAAGACTGCAGCAACCAGTGAACAAATAGACGCTGAAGAGGTAGTTGATGGACTTATTGATCTGTGTGTTGTTGCAATAGGCACATTAGACGCATTTGGCGTAAATGCCTATACAGCATGGAGTGCGGTGCATACAGCAAATATGAACAAAGAGGTTGGAATAAAAGAATCTCGACCAAATCCACTAGGTCTTCCAGATCTTATTAAACCAGAAGGATGGTGTGCTCCTTCTCACGCAGGCAATCACGGCAAATTAAGTAGTTTATAAAATCATTTACATTCTGTTTAGAATAGATTAGAATAATCTTCGAATGCAATACAGTCTTACTATATTTACTTCAATATTTGACAATAAGACTCATCGTCAAATGACATTTGATAGTGTTGATGCATTTGAAAAACTGTTGTATAAACTGAGCGAGCAACCAGGGTATAAACCTAAAAAGGGAGAATTCCGCGCTGGCTCTCCACTAATAAGTCCTGCTCGCTTTGTTGAAAATGAAACACGTAAAAATGTGAATGTAATTTCATGGGGAGGGTGGGCAGCACTTGATGTCGATGACTATAATGGTTCCTTTGAAGACACGATAGAAAGCTTTAAAAACGTTCGATTCATTTGTTACTCTTCTGCAAGTAGCACACCTGAAAAGCCAAAGTTTCGGGTTATATTTCCACTCACATGCGAGGTGCCAGTAGAAAGTATAAAACATTTTTGGTATGCACTAAACACAGAATACAACTCATTGGGAGATCCACAAACCAAGGACCTGTCTCGTATGTATTATGTGCCTGCTCGCTATCCAAACAGCCACTACTTTATATTCTCACATCATGACGCTCCACTATTGGATCCATACGCGTTGATGGCTAAACATCCATATGTGATCAAAGAGACCGCAGCAACATTCCTTGATAAACTGCCCGAGAGCATACGTTTAAAAGTTATACAACATCGGCGCGAATCGCTTACAAATACTTCATACACTTGGAAATCATATCATGACTGCCCCTTTGTAAATAGAAATATGGTGGCTGATTATCGCAATATCCAACATTCTGGATGGTACACACAAATGTACAAAATAATGGTTAATATTTCTTCTAACGCAATGAAGCGTGGTTATCCTATCACACCAGTTGAAGTTGCAACCCTTTGCAAAGAAATAGATCTTGAGACTGGAGGATGGTACAAATCCCGTCCAATGGAACTGGAGGCCTCCCGGGCCATAGAATTTGCCTCCCAAACATTGTAAATTCTCACATTTTTGACCTCCGGGAGGCCTCCAGATGGTCGGTTTCTCTATACGGGGGCACTGTCCGGGGCCTTTTTTCACTTTTATGAAAAAAGTTGTGTACTTTCTGTGGGTTTTATGCTATAATAACCATGTAAGCAACAATATGACACCACAAACCAAAATGCAACTCGACGCCCGTAAGTCACTCATCGCTAAAATCGCTCAGCGTCATGCGTAAAGCTTCTACGTTCAATCCAATTAGTCTCTAATGAAAAAGATCAAAGCAAAAACTTTTGACTATTCACCCATTGCTCTGAGAGCGCTGACTCGTCATAAGATTGCTCCTCCAACAAAATTCTTTACAGACAGAAAAAAGGCAAGTTCTAAGCTTGCATGCAGACTCAAATCTCATTGAATATGTACAAAATCAAAACTGAAACACTGCGTGACGTTAAAGAACGTCAAACACTATGGCTTCCCTGGATGCAAGAAATTTGTGAAGGTCTTAGTTTAGACTCACTAGTCGAGACGACCACCCAAATGTTGCCAATTGGAAACTATCTAGTCTCAATCAAACCAGCAAATAGAAACACCAAACAATGACACTGCTAACCAAACTATTCGGCAATAAGTCTAAGCGCAAGAATATGAGACCGCTCTATGGTTGGTCGATCTTTGCTCTTGATGACAGCGTTCATCTTTCAAGACGCGTCACAGAAGCACAACGTAAACAGATGCAACAACTGCCATGATTTCTACAGTTGAATATATTCAAAACGGATTTATCTTTGTAAGTTGGGTTGCTGCAGGTTGGCTCGTTGGAGCAGCAGTCACTGCATATCTGATGCGATCATCAAAAAATAAGTAAAAAGCGATATGTCAACATACGAAAAAAGAGTTCAAGAACTTGAAGATGAAGGTCTTACAACCTCAGATGCGCAAGGGATTGCTGATATGGAATTTGAACAGGAAGCGGTGTACGAAAACTTTAACCAAATTTTTAGATGACAAATAGTGCTCAATATGAATTAGAAGTGTTGGTGTTATCGGTACCAGACAAATTAGTAGAGTTGGGACTCATCGACAATGAAGACGAATATTCATTGTTCTATGCGTTGCAGCATCGAGTTAACTCTATACGTTGTAAAAATTCTAAACGTTTAAATTTTTTTACTCGGCTAAAAAATAAGTTTTATGGCTGTTGTTGAAATCTTTTTGAATCGTGGCATAAGCCTCTACGAGGGTCGGCTTGCTAACTACAACCGACTCGTGTTCGAGTATGAGTCACGATTGTCTGGAGAGGATGCAGCAGAAGAAGCATATAAAATAATAAACTCCGCAACTTTTGAATTGCAAGATGACGAACTTACAATTCAGGAAGAATATCTTGCCAACAATCAGGAAATTATTGCCAGCGGAGATGTAGTAGCCATTGATGATGTAGTGTATATTTGTTTGCCGGTCGGTTGGAAAAAGATGTAAAAAAGTGTGTACAACCCTTTATAGATAATGTATAATACACTATGCAAGTGAATTTTGAAAACGTTGTAGTATTTATTGCATTCGGGCTCTATGCCATGGTATGCATTGCTCATGCATATAAACAAAATTATGCATGGGCTGTGGTCTGGGGAGGATACGCTGTATCTAACTTAGGCTTAATTGTAGCGCAATCACTAACAAAATAAAAATTATGGGAATGTTCGATTATATAAGAGTAGGAACAACTCTACCAGAGTTGCCAGATGCGGTTATCTCTCATTGGGGAGATAAAGTAAGTGATATTGCCTTTCAAACGAAAGACACCCCAAACCAAGCAATGTCAACCTATAGGATTGATGGGCATGGCCAATTATGGTTTAAGCAGGTTGAAGGTCGTTGGGAAAAGGGTGAAGAGGTTGCTGAAGACGCGTCGTTTAGTGAAAAGATAGCCGCAATGGGTCACTTTGTAGTCGAAGCGGAGTGGTATGAGAAAGAGCCATATACAGGAGCTATCAACTTTTATGAAAGCTATAATCATGCAGAATATAAATCTCCCGAGTTGGATTATGACAGTGATGATTGGAGACGCTTTGAATCTGGTTGGATTGAATATTGTGCATTGTTTAAAAATGGAAAGCTCGTTGAAGATATCACGCTTGTAGAGCATAGAGAGCCTAAAAAATATACTGATGAAGAGTATGCCGCCAAGCAAGAGGAATGGGTCGCAGATCGCGAAAAGTGGGAAATAACTTTTAAAGAGAATCGTAAAAAATATCCTAGTGCTGAACAAAAGCTTATAGATAATATTGAACGTGAAACTAAACTAGCAACCGCAATATTTGATGAGCAAGACATATCAAATGCGTTGTCTAACATTAGAATTTTTATTAAAGAATATAGAGAAAAACATGATAAATGGTACGAACAATGAAAGTAAATGGTATAAGTTTCGTGGCAAGGTTTTTGAATGTGCTGAACACACAATTCGTCAATTAAACCTTGCACTCGCATACAACAGATCAAAAGAACGTTATGAAGAAGTTAAACCAAACACAACAAGAAAAAGTTGAGACTGCTAGAGCAGCAATCAAGCAACTTCAAGATGCAGAAGCTATCATCTATAGCAAACTCATCGAAGAGATAGATTTAGACAATGACTGGCTCTATGACTATGTCTTCAACTGCGCAACTGAAGATGATTATTCTGCGATGGTAAGAAGAGAAATCTTTGAATAACTATGGCAGCAACAAACGATATTACTGGAGACTCAATTGCTTCACGAGTGCTTTCAGCTCAAGGACGAGAAAACTTTGATGCTGCATTCAAGAAAAAATCTCTCTACGAATGGTATCTTGATGAGGGCATCATCATTGATGCTGAAGGAGAAGAATATCATACACCAGTCAGCTATTCTGAATTTAGAACACACTTTAGAAACAATAGATAAAATATGAAACTAATCTTAGCAAGTGCAAGTTGGTGCGGTCCGTGTCAAGTAGTTAAGGCACGATTGCAATCAGAAAATTTAATGGATCGAGTAGAGATCAAAGACGCAGACATCGACGGTGCATTCTTTAAAGATCACGGCATCAAATCTGTACCTCGCTTGTTAGTCATTGATGGCGAAACTGTTGTAGAAACAGTTCAGGGTTCGGAAGATATCATCAAACGCATTAAGCAAGATCAATGAGTTATAACCTTTTTCTAGATGATTTGCGCAAACCAGAGCATGCGTATATCCATCCTAAGCGTGATGGTAATAGCATCGTTATAACGTCGCATAGTTTAGAAAATATGTCTGGTGTGCCTAACAACGACTGGGTTGTAGTTCGTACTTATGAAGATTTTGTACAAACAATCGAAGAAAAAGGTATTCCTAATGCTGTAAGTTTTGATCATGATCTGGATGAAGAACATATTCGTCACTATTATAAAGTAACTGAAAGCACCGGAGTTATTGAGTATGGTAATTTAAAAGTAAAAACTGGAAAACACTGTGCAGAATATTTTGTACAAAAGTATAAAGAACTGCAACCACATCATATTCCCCACGTTTATATACACAGCGCAAATCAATGGGGAGCACAAGAAATTAGAAAAGTATTAAAAGAAATTTGTTAAAATGATTAAAAGAATATTTCAAGATTTAGATGAGTGTATCTTGCATACATATGTAAACAGCATGCCGCCTACCGAGTATGTTGAGTTTATACTCAGTGAAGACATGCATACCTATCGTACGATGATTCGTCCGTGCGCAAAGCGCCTCTTTGAATACTACAACAGTGTCGTAGGCAAAGAAAATGTTTATATTCTTACAAGCGCAACTTGTGACTATGCTGAAAGCTTGAATCGTCTTGGTGAGTTTGGTTTAGATAACGATCACATTTACACACGCGAAGACATTCAGCAGTATAGCATTTCACATGGCTATGGTGGCGAAAGCACTCTTCCAATGCCTATCGCTGATAAAGACAATGTTCTCATTGACAATCTTCCACCTCGCTATAATTACAACAAGATGGACATGATGGGCATCGTCACTAAAAACTACTATCAAACAAGAGAGTATTATGGCTTGAATGATGATGACGAATATTTCTTTGAAGATGTTGTAGAGTTTATCAAAGCGAGACTATGAGCAGAGAGCTTAAATTTAGAGTTTATATTCCAGAACATGAAG